CCTTTATTGGTGCAACTTTTTTATGAACTGGGGAAAGCTTTTGATACCGATGTCTATAGTTTAACGCGAATAGCCTTGATACCGAAGCAATACATCCACAGCTATTATTTAACGAATGATGACGGCTTGGAACGAGTGGGGCTCTGCCCCCCGCCCACTTGAGGGCAAGATCCGACCTGTTATACACATTTTCTTATTTCAAACGCCCATTTTAACATTTTAACATATTAAATTGATTTAAAAATTTATAATATAATAATATAATTAATAATATACATTAAATGACGTGTGGTTCTATTTACAAAATAAATTTCCCTAATGGAAAACATTATATTGGTCTAACGACTACTTCATTAGAACAACGAACAAAAGAACATAAAAAATCCTCAAAAAGTGGTGATGCAAAATGTATTTATAATGCGATAAGAAAATATGAGATGGTAGATACACTTGAACTTATAGAAATAGATACAGCAGATACAGTAGAAGAATTGTGTGAAAAAGAAATTGGATACATTATAGAGTATAATTCATATTATATGAATGAAAATGGATATAATATGACGTATGGCGGAGAAGGAACAAATGGTTATATTTTTACAGAAGAGGATAATAAAAAAAATAGTGAAAGACAAAAAAAACGCTTTGAAAATCCAGAAGTAATTAAAAAACAAAGTGAAGCACTAAAAAAATATTTTGAAAATCCAGAAGCAAGACAAAAAAATAGTGAATCTAAAATAAAATACTTTGAAGAAAATCCAGACGCAAGGGAAAAATGTAGTGAAGCACAAAAAAAACGCTTTGAAAATCCCGAAGAAAGACAAAAAAATAGTGAATCTAAAAAAAAATATTATGAAGAAAATCCAGAAGCAAGACAAAAAAATAGTGAATCTAAAATAAAATACTTTGAAGAAAATCCAGACGCAGGAAAAGAACAAGGTGAAAGACTAAAAAAACATTATGACGAAAATCCAGACGCAAGAAAAAAATGTAGTGAAGCACAAATAAAACGCTTTCAAGAAAATCCTGACGCAGGAAAAGAACAAGGTGAAAGACTAAAAAAACATTATGACGAAAATCCAGAAGCAAGAAAAAAATGTAGTGAAGCACAAATAAAACGCTTTGAAAATCCACAAGCTAGACAAAAACTATCAGACGGAAAAGGGAAAAACAAACCATTTGATGTATTTACATTAGATGGAACATTTATAAAAACATTTCATTATCAATTTGAAGCAAGAGAATATTTACAAAAAGAACATCATATTATATCAACAATCAAAATATGTGAAGTTTTAGAAGGACATCGTAAAAGTTCTGCTGGATTTGTGTTTAAATATAAGTAAAAAATATATTTCATAAATGAGCGTTTAATTGAGAAAAGATGAAAAAACGTGAACGAGTGTGTTTTCGCTAGAAAATACACGAGTGAGTATAAAATTGAATATTGCTATATTATAATTCTATTATATCATAGCATGAACGATATGTATAGTTTAAATTTTGACGGTTGCAGTAAAGGGAACCCCGGTAAAGCGGGCGCTGGTGCAGTGATTTATAAGAATAATATAGAAATATTTAGTATTTCCATATTCGTCGGAATAAAAGAAACGAATAATGTCGCCGAATATACTGGTCTGCTTATTGGCTTACAAGAAGCGGTTAAATTGGGCATTGAGAAAATTGCAGTAAAAGGTGATAGTCTATTAGTAATTAAGCAAATGAAAGGTGAGTATCAAGTGAAGGCGCCTGCTTTAGTTAAATTATTTCAGGCAGCCAAACAATTAGAGAGACAATTTACAGAAATCACTTTTACACATGTGTATAGAAATGATAATAAACGTGCGGATCAATTGTCCAATGAGGGGGTGTAACCCCGCCCGCTCCGCAAGCCTGACCCCCGTGGCGGATGCAAACAAAAATAATTTATAAAGCATCCGCGGTTGTGACATCAATCAGCTTCTAACGGGGGTGAGGGGGCAGAGCCCCCTAGACATCAACAGCCGTCTTCATAAACCAACGAGTAGATAAATATTTATTCTCACCCTTTTCACTACTCTTCATACTTACAGACACCATTTTTGTATTTGGTCCATCTGCAAAAATATTCTGAATTTGGTTGGTGCCAATCGCACTTTCAAAATAACGCAAACTGGCTGTATTACCAGAAAACCCGCCGTTCAATGAAACATACACATCGCCATAGTTCTGTTTGGGTACACTTTTTAACATTAGTCGCTTAGCCAATACACTATTAATATAGACATCCAATTGCCCTTGTTTGGTGACGCGCATGATAACATTTACCCATTTATTCAAGGGAATATTTTTTATGTCAAGTTTGTTATCAATATTATCAAATGTATTCATAATAATTCGCAGAGCAGCTACGTTACCATTTACTGCATCCTTTTGGACGGGCATGATATAGAGACCAGGACCATTCAATGGTTGATTTAGACCTCCGGTCGGGTTGCTTGTAGCATTAAATGAGCCCGGCACGATATTATTATTCCCTTTATGAAAAACGTGCCTATAGTTGTTTTCATTAACCGTAATATCATTAATATAAATCCACACAGACCAGGTAAATTCTAAACCTTCGCGCTGGTTATCAGACCGATAAATTGGCATTGCACCTTTTTTAGATGGATCTTGAGGAATAATCATCATTTGACTAGAATCAATCATACCATCAACTAAAATCGGATTATGCGATGGCGAAAATATAAGTGATAAAATTAAAGAACCTAAACTCATTATTAACATAAAGGCAATTAATATCAAAATTAGAAAAGCAAATTTGGCGACAATACTATTAGAATTCAAAAATTCTTTTCCACCTTGAACATATTTATTTGAAGCAAATTGTTGCATTTGAACTTTTAATTCGGCGATACCCATTCTTATATATATTATATAAAATATAATATATGTTAAGCTGCTATACGTTAAGATGCTATATGTTAAGATGCTATAACACTATTAAATTTCAAAACCGCCAAGTTCTTTATTATCTTTAATTGCGGTAAACCTGAATCTATACTTATTAAAGAGATTTCCTAAAATACTTCCACCAAAACCAGCCTTGTAAATATTATATACATCTTGGGGATTAGAAGCATCGGACCAATACTTAAAACTCGTGGTCCATCCGCTAAATCCACCATTAGGTGTCACTTTAATATCCGCATTATTATTTACATTTGGTACACCAGGCAATACACAGGTACGAACCAATTTACCGTTCAAATAAGTATCTAATGTACTACCGTATAAACTGATTACGATATTAGTCCATTTTTGAATAGGGACATTCTCAATAGTACAATCGCTTGACGTAGCGCCAGCAGCCCCTGCGGTGGAAGGAGATGAACCACTATCCGTGCAACCAGGAGTGGAAGTTGAGGTAATAATAGCCGCACCGGTAGTGGGGTTATTCGTCGCGGCATACAAAACGGGATCACAACTGGCACAAGCACATTGGAAGCCTTTATTACAGGCTTGGCAGGCAGCCGCGTTAGCAGCATTCGTCGCACAATTAGTGGTATTGGCGGCATAAGGGGTGGGTGTAGTAGTAGCAGTGCCTTTACTAAAATAGTTGATTTTAACCGTCAGAGTATTCGGTTTATCGCCTAAATTTACCGTGGGGCAGCCACCGCGATCCATAATAGTTTTGGTTGACCCAAACATGTAATTCCAATCATCTACATAAATCCACATTGAATAAGTGAAATTAGCCGAATTGTTGGTATTTTTTAAAGATTTCGCCGTAATGGTTTGCAAGAGTTTTCCATTAGACATTTCGGTCAATTTATTTGTTTTTGAAAAGGCGTTAATAATGATATAAAGTACCACTAATAAAACAAACACTAGTATAACAATTTGCTTTACTTCCATTTTATATATATTATAGAATAGAAATTAACTAGAATATATATATAAATTACTAAACATATTACTATTTTTATGAATGTTCGGATAATTAGAAACATTACATTATGCACCCATTACATTATGCACCCATTACATTATGCACCCATTACATTATGCACCAAATACATGCTTAATTTGGTTAATAAACGTCTGATTTTTTTTATGTTTTATATTAATATAAATGTCATCTTTCAAACGCCAAATATAAGGATTTTTTTTATCACGTAATGATTTATAGGTCAATTCAATATTACTTTTACTCAATGCTTTATCATAATAGGTTATATTACATATGCCTCCTAATATACCGGTAGGCGCCCCCGCTACAACACTATCAAGCGACATATACGGTGCTACACCCAAACGTGACGAAACTAATTCGCCATTTATAAATATATCCAAGTAACCGTCATTGTAATTTACAACAATATTATTCCATTTTTGATATAGTACTTTCTTAGTCTCATATATTTCAACAATGTCATTAGGTTTATTGACGACATCTTTACCAGTAGTAGCAACCGACGCCATTACTCTTAAACTGCCTAATTTTCCATTGTATTCTAATTTTACTTTATCACCATATCTCAAAATATTTGTATATACGGTGTAAGCCGTGCGCGTATTCGGCGGCTGGGGATTGATATAAAACCAGCCTGATAAGGCATACGCATATTTAAACCGTTTAGCGTCTGAATCCGTATATTGCGGATGTACTTCCATCTTAGCCTTTACCCAGACTGGGTGTTGTAGCTTATTATAGATCCAGGCTAAATATTTATTTTTGGGTATATTTGGGTCGGTATATGCCGACTTACCCGTATTATCTAAACTATCGCTATTCGCATCTATATCTTTCTTGGCGTCTTCATTTATTTTAGAATTATATATTTCATCTAAATTCATATCAGTGTCATCGGAGTTTTCCAATTTTTTATTATGCAATTGTGTATAATTTCCTAATGTATGTTCTTCCGACAAATAAATGGGTTGATTTAATAATTTCAGACCATCCAGCGTCATAACTTTGTCAAACAGATACGGAATTAAATAATATAGTGCAATTAAACCGCCTTCAATGCCGAGTAAAATCCAGACGGGTTTAGTAGTTAAATTAAATTCATATTTAATATATTCAGTTACATCTACCAATAAACAAGGTAAATACATGATAAATTTGATTAGAAGTGTCATGAACTTTCTACCAGGTGCATTTTTGGCTTTATTTATTGTTTTCCGAAAAATCAAATAGGCAAATCCGAGTACGCCTATAAATATAAATAGACCCAGCATATTACGAAGCGCATTTACGATAGATGTATGAACTAAAAGCCAGATAAACCCTTTGATGGCTAACATAAAAACAACAAAAAAGATGATAATAGAAATAAATTTAACCAAAATACTTGATTCGGTCGGATCTATTAAATCAACATCTTCGCTACTGGATACCTTCATTTTTATAAAAATAAATAACATGACGTAAATAAATGACACGGATAATACTAATAAATTCGTAAAAACTGGATAATTTGTATTTATATTCAGAGGATTGTAATAATAAATCAAGGCGATGAAGATTATATATTGAATAAATTCTAATTTGGCGAGAGAATTTTCATTGGCATAAATTTTCCGAGTTAAACGGTCAATGAAACTTAGATTTATATCTTTGCGCGAATATTCATCCGTAATTTTTTTTAAACTCTGTATATTCTCATCTAAACCCAGTTTGATTCCTTTTACATCTGTTACTGATTTTTTTATTTTTTCACTTAAATTAATGTTATACCATTTTTTATCAACAGGTATACTCATCTTTGTATAATAAATATATAATTATTATGCAAAATACTTATAAGTTTTCGTATACTATAAGTTTTCAAATGCCGTTTTTTTACCGTGACAATCGCGACACAAAGCCACTAAATTGTCTACGTTATTTGAACCGCCATTGTCTAACCGAATTTTATGATCAACTTCAAACCAAGCAGGTAATTGTCTCTTGCAGCCGCCACAGTTCCAGCCTTGTTGCGCCGCCACGTATTTTTTCTTAGTTTCACTCACGGAGCGTTTTACGTTGCCTTTGTTTGCTGTGCCTGTGCCTGTGCCTGTGCCTGTACCTGTGCCATAGGAAACTGTGCGAGCTCCTGAGCCACCCGAGCTTAATATTCGTCGCTCTTGTGCAGACATCATGCCATTGTCCATAGAGAAAGATCCTTTTGACATATCTAATAACGGTGTTAATAAATCGCTCGCTTCTTTATCAATGGGCATATATTTAATAAGTCCATTGGCATGACAAAGTAAATTATTTGAATGAGACGGATATTTTTTCATAAAAATATAGGCTGAGAGACCAATAAAGCCTATTCCAGCCATTTGATAATACTTCTTCCACGATTTTACAACTTTAACAAAATTACCGTCACTATATGTATTTAAAATAAAAAATATAGTAATGCCAATGATTAGCAACTCAGTTTTCATTATATAATTAATAGAAGATTATTTTATTATGCCTCATCAGATTCATTCAAATATAATAAATTTTTATTGCTTGGTGACAATTTTGTTGGATTTATTTTCGTTGGTGACAATTTCGTTGGATTTATTTTCGTTGGTGACAATTTCATTGGTTTTATTTTCGTTGGCTTAATTTTATTGGGCATAATTTTAGCCGGTACTCTCAAATTTATTTTACCAGGCGCATTTGAATTCGGTATAGAACGGGCAATGTCACTTAATGAAGTTAGGTCGGATGCCAATTCACTTATTACAATCGGTTTTATAGCAAATTCGGGGCTAAAACAATATTTTATAAGTATACGGCAAACACCATTAATGATATCTTTATGTAATTTACCATAACCATCTTCAACCAAAGGCGCGTAAGCTAACACAAGTCCCCAAACGTCTACGTTATGCGCAAATACCTCATAAAAATACTTGAGCGAGTCAAAGTTACCATTTTCATCCACAAATTTTATCAAGACCGCTTGAATATATTCAATAAGAACATTATAGGTCAAGACATTATAGTCTAGTTTGTTATAAACATTTCGGTCAGCATATATTTTGTATATATCGTGCAAAATATTACTGGTTATATATTCAAAATGACCCTCGCTGGTTTCTTGAATTGATTTATTAATTAAATTTACTGCAATAACTTTTAATAATTCAGCTTGCCCCTCATTCTTATCTCTAAAACTCGTCGCCGCTTTTATTTTTTTAAATTCCTCGGGTAACCATTTTTTAATATATGAATTGAAAAATATATCGGAAAATGGCATATTAAAAGCAATAGACCGATCTTTTATGGCATCAGGAATCGTAACACCATCATTTGTTCCAGCTAATCCCCAATCAATTAATCGGGCATTGCCATCAGGAGAGAATAAAATATTACCAGCTTTTACATCATAATGGTTAAAGCCGAGTTTATTTATCGGTGCAATTCCATTTACTAATAACTGTACAAGAGCGTTATTTAATTTTACAAAAGAAGAATTTTTGTTGGGTGATTCTAGCATTTCTAACACATAATTTTGTATACTTAACCCGCCATTGGGCATATTGATAAGCTCTAATTTATTTAAATTATCATTAACATTATAACTATCTATGCCATGTTTAGTAAAAAGACCGCATTCATGGTCAAATGATAATAAATCTTCTTTTTTTGTTATTAAATCTGGATCACAACGGTAAGTATTAGCAACTAAAAAATATTTCTCATTATTGGGTATTTTTTTAATATAATTTTCCACCTTTTTCATCTCTATCATTTCGGCTTCAGCGTCTTTTTTATACATCAATTTAGATATGTTATTTTCACTGTATGGGATATTTTTATCAAGACATTTTAACGCCGGACTAAACACGCAACCGTAACTACCCGCGTCAATTGCCCGACCTCCACGTGTTTTTCTACTTTTCTGTCGTATTTTACTTACTCTTTTAATATTTTTCCTGGTACTTTTGTTACGCATAGGGTATATATATATTAACACTATACTTATTTTCTATATAAATAAAGCGTCAAGAGTATTATTACTCCTACTATTCCTGCAAAAACATACTTCTCTCTTTTTTTTCTTTGTTCTTTATCCTTAACTGCCTTTGGTTTGTAATGTTCATAATAGCTGACCATAGCTTCTTCCATGGTTTTTTCAGGTAAATTAAGAGAGATATTTATTTTGTTATGGATAAAATGCATCCATTTTACGAGTGAAGCCTGTGAATCTAAATAGGGTGTGACTGGATACTTGTCTAATAATGCACTAAATTGATTACCGATGGCTGAAATAGGTAAAAATAAAGGGATATTCTGTATAAAGTCATAGTATTTTTTCTTAATAGTTTCATTCGGAATGATTGGATAAGTTAAAGCAATCGTATGCAAGACAAACCAATAAAAAGGACCCCATACGCTCGGTTCTAATGCCATTATTAATAAATGATATAAAAAGATTGTATTTATAACATATAATTTATGACTACATTTACCAATAGCCCTAGTAGTTTATCTACGAATAATTTATTCTGTAGTACAAATAATTTTTGCAATAATTGCGGTAATAAAGGACATATATTTTATCAATGTAAGCAACCGATTACTAGTGTAGGTATCATCGTGTTTAGAAAAAATGAACTCGGGCAAAATGAATATTTAATGATCAGAAGAAAAGACAGTATTGGTTACGTAGAATTTATGCGAGGCAAATATAATATCTATAGCAAAATTTATTTAATGAATCTGATTTCAGAGATGACTATAGATGAAAAATGCCGCATTTTAACAAATGATTTTAATACATTATGGAAACAATTATGGGGCGATGATATTAATACTCAATATCGGGGTGAAGAGAAAGCCTCGCGAGAAAAATTTGATTCATTAAAGCAAGGTATTTTGATTAATGACACTGAATATTCTATTGAAACTTTAATAAATGAATCACACGTTAAATGGATTGAAACCGAGTGGGGATTTCCCAAGGGCAGACATAATAATCAGGAAAAAGATTTGTTATGTGCTTTGAGAGAATTTGAAGAAGAGACGGGTTACTCAAGACTATCCATCAATATATTGCAAAACGTGCTGCCATTTGAAGAAATTTTTACCGGTTCAAACTATAAATCATATAAACATAAATACTATGTGGCAATTATGGAAAATGAACCGAAAAAAGAAACAACCAATTCTTATCAGCATACTGAGGTAAGTAAAATGGAATGGAAATCTTATCAAGAGGCATTAGATTTAATTAGACCTTATAATTTAGAAAAAAAAGATACATTAACTCATGTGGAAACAATGCTTAACAAATACAAATTGTATAATATAATGTAAATATTAATATAGATGTATATTAATAATGGCTAGTGCAAATGCAGGGATAGTCAGTATGAAAAAAACTCGGAAAATACCCTGCCCTAGGGGAACTCGTTATAATTATAAAACAAACCTATGTGAGCCTACGCTTGCGGCTACTGTGGCTGCGCCGGCTGTTTCACAAGCGCCTGTGCCTGCTCCTGTTGTGCAAGTGCCTGCTCCTGTTGTGCAAGTGCTTGCTCCCGCTAACACCGAATTGAAAAAAACTAAGAAATCAAACTGTCCTCGTGGAACACGTCGCAATAAAAAAACAGGTATTTGCGAACCAATAAATACGGAAAAAATAACTGCTGCTACTGCTGCACCTGCTACTGCTGCACCTGCTACTGCTGCTCCGGCTCCTGATGCTCCGGCTCCTGATGCTCCGGCTCCTGATGCTCCGGCTCCTGATGCTCCGGCTGAACAATCCGATGTTAATGCACAAAACTTGTATAAAAATAAACAAGAATTGTTAGAACGAGATGATCTAAAAGAAAATAGTGAAGACTATGATTTTTTATATCCCAATCTAAATGACGCTGATTTCAATCTAAAAATTGCCGAGCGGAAAGAATTCAACGACAATTTGTATGATGGAGAGATATATCCAGATATTGCCAAGCAAGCGGAACTTTTATGTAATTCCGACTTTGAACTCGCACCGCATCAACTCTTTGTCCGTAATTTCCTTTCCTTTCAAACACCCTACAATAGTTTATTATTGTATCACGGGCTAGGGAGTGGAAAGACCTGCTCAGCGATTAGTGTAGCCGAAGAGATGAGAGATTATATTATGCAAATGGGCTTGACCAGTCAAATTATGATTGTCGCTTCGCCCAATGTGCAAACCAATTTTAAAACGCAACTCTTTGATGAGCGGAAGTTGAAAGAAATTGATGGGCTCTGGAACATTCGTACTTGTACCGGCAATAAATTTTTAAAAGAAATCAATCCCATGAATATGAAAGGTCTCTCCCGAGAGAATGTCATTAAACAAGTTAATCGCACCATTGACAATTATTATTACTTCTTCGGTTACGTAGAGTTTGCGAATTATATTAGTAAAAAAAGCGCCATAGATGACGCCAATATAACCGACCAGAAAATAATCAATACCATTAAAAAGAATAAATTGCGGAAAATCTTTAGTAACCGCCTAATTATTATTGATGAAATAC